GGAAAAATCATGGGATAATTGGAATTCTTACATGATACACAGATATGTATCGATGTATATAGATTACATAGATGTTGTAAATTATGTACAAAAGATTAGTCCACAAAACAAAAAACAAATTTATACCATTTACCGAGAAATGATCCCAAAGAAAAAACTATGGCTTAAGTACATTAAGAACGAAAACAAAAGAAATTATCAAGAATTAGCAGAATATATTGCTGAACACCTTTCATGTAGTTTAGGTGAAGCTGATCACTATATTGATATTTTACGAGCAGAAGGTGTACGTCATATTCTTTGGAACATGGGAGTGAATGAAGAAGAAGCAGATAAATTAATTAAAAAAGCAAAGTTATGAGCCGATTAAAAGACATGCTCTATACATCAGCAATGGCTGATAAAGCAAAAGCACTACTAACTTTAGATCTTCTAGAAAATAACCCAGCAGGTATTGGAGATCATTCAACAGAAGATTTTTATAAAAATGCTGAAGAAGCACTTGCTATGTTAGCTGATGCTGATGATCGTTTAGAAGCAATTGATAGGTATTTAGCAAAAAAACAAGTTGTCTAATGCATCACGAAATACTACATTTTGTTTATGAGACTGAAATATTATTTCCTGAGTTCTTTAATAATGCTAGAGTACTAGAAATTGGATCAGCTAAAATTGGTGATCAACCCACAGTAAGATGTCGTTTTCAGAATTGTGATTATGTTGGAGTTGATATCTGGGAAAACCCATGTGTAGATGTTATTTCAAAAGGACATGAATATGATTCTGATCAATTATTTGATACTGTAATTAGTTGTGAATGTTTTGAACATGATATGTTTTATGATCTTACAGTAACTAATATGATTCGACTTCTTCGTCCTGGAGGGTTATTATTATTTACTTGTGCTTCTACAGGAAGACCTGAACATGGTACTCGTTCTACAGATATAGATTCTTCTCCCGAAACAGCTAAAAGAGAAGGATGGATGGATTACTATAGAAATCTTACTCAATTTGATTTTCAAAAAATCCCAGCATTTAGTAATATGTGGGGGAATTATTGGGTGTCTAATGAAGGTACTCAAGATTTATATTATAGAGGTTGGAAAAAAATAATAAATTAAAAAACATAAAGTTATGGGAAGTATTACATCTAAAATATCAGATATGTTAAAAGATGAAGACCAAGTTCCTTATGAGGTAAATGGTTCTCACAGAACTATTCAAGATTTTGAAAGATTATATCCTGAATTAGCAGAAGAATTTAAAGCAACTCAACAAGAACAGTATAAGTTATTTGCCGCTAAGATGATGGATTATGGTTTGTCTAATATTTCATTAGGTTCAGATTTATCTACTAGAGAAGATAGAGACCTTTCACTCACAGGAATTTGGCTTCGTTGTAATGATAAAATCAATCGTTTAAAAAATATGCTTAAGCGTAATGGAAAAAATTATGTTCAAGGTGAGGCAATGATTGATAGTTTTATTGATATCTCTAACTATGGCATTATTGCTATGTTAGTATTAAGAGGTAAATGGAAATAGTTGTAAGCATTTTATGTCCTACTAGAAAAAGAGTTCCTCAATTAAAAAAGTATTTAGATTCTATAATTAATACAGTTTATAATTTCTCTAATGTAGAAGTTTTATTAGCTGTAGATAATGATGATGTAGATACTTTTTTAGCTCTTAAAGAATATCAATCTTATCCTAATATTAAATATTGGAATTTTGAAAGACAGGGGTATCAAGGAATTTATAATTATTCTAATTTTTTAGCATCAATAGCACAAGGTGAATTTTTACATTTTGGGTGTGATGATAATGAATATTTATCTTATAATTGGGATCTAATTGTTAAAGAATATTCTAAAAAATTTGCTATAATTAATCCTTTTACCCCAAGTCATTCTCATTATTGTAGGCAAGATTTTAATGGGTTATTATTTCCTTTTGTACCTAAAAAATGGGTTGAAGTTACTGGTAGATTAGGTAATAATACTGCTTTAGATAGTTGGATACAAGACGTGGCTATTGAATCAGGTGTTCGTATATTGAACGAAGATAAAATTATAATTGAATCTTATAGATATGAAGAAACTGGGCTTAATCCTAATGATTTAACTTATTTAGAGTCTAAAAAAGCATCTCATGAAGTAGTAAGACCTGATTATTTTAGTGAAGCCCAATATCAAGAACGTTCTAAAGATGTTCAAGCAATAACAAAATATTTAAATAGTTTTGGCTAAAAAGAAAAAAATACCCCAAATTGTAAAAGAAATAAGAGCATATCAACCTCTTGAGATTAATTATGCTTACCAAAAGAATGTTTCTTACTCACAGTTTTCAATGTATAGAGGTTGTCCTAAAAAATGGTCAATTCAATATAAAGATGGAGTCAAAGTATTTACTTCTACAATCCATACAGTATTTGGAACAGCATTACATGAAGTGCTCCAACATTATTTAGATGTAATGTATGAACAGAGTGCGGCAGCAGCAGATAGAGAAAATCTTGTAGAAATGTTTGAAGATGCTCTAAGAGAAGAATACAAAGTTCAATACAAGAAAAATGGGAACCAACATTTTAGCTCAGCTGAAGAATTAAGAGAATTCTTTGAAGATGGAGTAGAAATTATAAGAACATTCGCTAAAAAACGAAATCAGTATTTTAGCAAACGAGGATGGTATTTGGTGGGGTGTGAGGTGCCTGTTGTGGTAACGCCTAATAAACGCTATAATAACGTTATATACCAAGGTTATTTGGACGTTGTAATGTACAATGAAAATACTAATAAGTTTAAAATTATTGATATTAAAACATCTACTAGAGGTTGGGATGATAAAACTAAAAAAGATGAAGATAAACAATTCCAATTAATTCTTTATAAACAATTTTTCTCAGAACAATTTGGAATCCCAGTAGAAAATATTGATATTGAATTCTTTATAGTAAAACGTAAAGTTTATGATCATCCTGATTTTGTGATTCCTAGAATCCAAACATTTACTCCAGCATCAGGTAAAGTAAAACTTAACAAAGCAACTAAGGCATTAAATGAATTTATAGAAGAAGTATTTAATAAAGATGGTTATAAAGAAAAAGAACATGAACCCAATCCTTCAAAATGGAATTGTACTTTTTGCCCATTTAAGGAAAACCCCGAACTATGTAATGCTTCCTTTTGAAGCATATACGTATAATTGTATATAATAAAAATTAAGATTATGGCAAACAAAGACATGACATTGACAAGTGTAAAAATCCAGAGTGATTTGTTTGAGAACTTCAAAATTGAATGTGTTAAACGTAAGTTTTCTTTTCAAAAGCTTGCTGACCGTGCAATTTATTTGTATCTTACAGATGAAGATTTTAGAAAACAAATTACAAATCACACAAATCTAGAATTAGAAGAAAAGTAAAATTACATGAAAGAAGGTTACATTAAGCACGGAGATAGAAAAAAAATTCTACTCCTGACGGATGACATTAGAGTTCATTCTGGGGTTGCTCAAATTGGTCGTGAAATGGTTATTAATACCTCACACCGTTATAATTGGGTTCAAATTGCTGGAGCTATCAACCACCCTGAAAAAGGTAAAAGAATTGATATTTCAGCAGATACTAATCAAAAAGCAGGTATTACTGATTCTTCAGTAATATTATACCCTACAGATGGTTATGGTACTCCTGAGTTAGTAAGACAAATTGTTAAACAAGAAAAAATTGATGCTATTTTTCTTATCACTGACCCAAGATATTTTACTTGGTTATTCCAGATTGAAAATGAAATACGTAGACAAGTTCCTATTGCTTATTTAAACATTTGGGATGATTACCCCGCTCCAATGTATAATAAAGAGTTTTATGAATCTTGTGATGCTTTGTTTGGTATTTCTAAACAAACTGTAAATATTAACAGAATTGTGTTGGGGGATAAAGCTAAAAGTAGAATTACTAAATACGTCCCTCACGGATTAAATGATAAGAATTTTAGAATCTTAAAACAAGGAGATCCTGAAGTACAAGAATTTAGAAATTATCTTACTAGAGGTAAAGAATATGATTTTATTCTTTTATTTAATTCTAGAAACATTAGACGTAAATCAATTCCAGATACTCTTTTAGCTTGGAAATTATTTATTGATCAACTTCCAAAAGAAAAAGCAGATAAGTGTTTATTTGTTTTACACACAGAAGCTGTAAGCGATGCTGGAACTGATCTACCAGCCGTAATTGAATATCTGTTTCCTGATAATGATACTAATGTTGTCCTATCAACAGATAAATTACCTACTGAAAAGATGAATTTGTTGTATAATTGTGTTGATGGTGCTATTTTACTTTCATCTGCTGAGGGTTGGGGTTTATCACTTACAGAAGCACTATTAACTGGTACTCCCATTATTGCTAACGTAACAGGTGGTATGCAAGATCAAATGCGTTTTGAAGATGAAAATGGCAGTTGGATCGATTTTGATGCTGATTTCCCTTCTAACCATAGAGGTACTTATAAAAAGCATGGTGAATGGGCTTTGCCTGTTTATCCTACTAGTTTATCTATTGTAGGTTCACCCCTTACTCCTTATATTTTTGATGATAGATGTAGTGCTGAAGATGCTACTAATCGTATAATGGAGTTGTATAATATGAGTTCTGAAGAAAGAAAAAATCGTGGATCAAAAGGTAGAGAATGGGGTGCTGGAGATGAAGCAGGTTTTACATCAGAAAAAATGTCTCAACGTATTATCGAAGGGATGGATGAGTTATTTTCAACTTGGCAACCAAGAGAGAAGTTTGAGTTTTTAAAAGACACTGATTTTGAACCAAGAGTTTTAAAACATAAATTAATTTATTAATGAAAAATACATTTTACGTAAGTTGTCCTATAGACACATATTCAGGTTATGGTGCTCGATCTCGAGATTTTGTTAAAGCTCTTATTGAATTAGATCAGTATGATGTAAGAATTGTACCTCAAAGGTGGGGATCTACTCCTATGAATTTTATTGATGATCACTTTAAAACTTGGGGATTCTTAAAAGAATACTTTTCATCTCCTCAAATGATTGAACAACCTGACATTTGGTGTCAAATTACAGTTCCAAATGAATTCCAACCTATTGGGAAATATAATATTGGTTTAACAGCTGGTATTGAGACTACAGCTTGTATTCACTCATGGATTGAAGGTTGTAATAGAATGAATTTAATTCTTACTTCATCAAATCATTCAAAGAAAGTATTTGAAACTACTTCATATTCAGCTGAAAAAGATGGTCAAAAGATTGAAATTAAATTAAACGTCCCTATTGAAGTTATTACAGAAGGAGCTAATTTAGATGTTTATAAACCTCTAGATACTCCTATGAAAAACAATGACTTACATCAAGCATTAAAAGAAATTCCTGAATCATTTGCTTATTTATTTGTAGGCCATTGGATGCAGGGAGACTTAGGCCAAGACAGAAAAAATGTTGGTTTATTGATTAAAGCATTCTATGAACTGTTTAAAAATAAAACTAAAAAACCTGCATTAATCCTAAAAACAAGTGGAGCTGGGTCTTCTTATATGGATAGAAGAGAAATTCAACGTAAGATTACTTCTATTAGAAAAAGTGTCCCCTCAGATAATTTACCTAATGTATATCTTCTCCACGGAGAATTTACTGATGAGGAAATGAATGAGTTATACAATCACTCAAAAGTAAAAGCAATGGTTAGTTTAACTAAAGGAGAAGGATTTGGAAGACCATTACTCGAATTTAGTTTAACTAACAAACCTGTTATTACTACAGGTTGGTCCGGCCATACAGATTTCCTTAAACCTGAGTTCAGTGGTTTATTAGGAGGTACTTTAAGTAATGTTCATCCTTCAGCTGCTAATGATTTCTTAATAAAAGAATCTCAATGGTTTGATGCTGACCATAACCATATAGGTCATTTTATGACTGATGTTTATAACAATTATAAAGATTGGAAAGTAAAAGGTAAACGTCAAGGTTATTTTAGTAGAACTAATTTTGGGTTTGAAAATATGAAATCTCAAATTACAGATACCTTTACTAAATACCTCCCAGAATTACCTAAAAAAGTTGAATTAAAACTTCCTAATTTAAAGGAAATTAAATTACCTAAAAAAGAAACAATAAATGGATAATTTAATTAATTGTGATCGTTGTGGGGGAGATGCCTGCTACGTTCAAGAAATAAATCAAGATATTAAAAACTATCAATGTATGGGGTGTGGTTTTGTAACTAATTCCCTTATGAAACAAGGTTCTCAATTTTTTGAAGAGCAAATGGAACTTCTTCCTAACCTATATAAAGAATTAATGGGTGAAGATGAAGAAGGTAAAATTTGGATGCCCGCTACTATTAATTTACCTTCCCAAGGAATGGTATTTGCTAATGGTACTAGTGTTGAAAATTGGAAATGGGCAGCTGTCCAATCAGTAAAAGTAAAACCTGAGGAAAAGGAAAAATACCCAATCCCAGGCAAACCCGGAGAGTTCTATGAACAAAGAATGGATATGGAAACTCTTAAAGAATTTGATGAAAAAGATTTTGTTGAAGCATTAGATTATATTGGAATTTTTAACAATCCTGAGTAATGAAAATAAGTTATGCCCTTACAGTTTGTAATGAATTTTTAGAGATACAACGTTTAATTGATTTTCTCTTAAAACATAAAAGAGATCAAGATGAAGTTGTTATAGTATTTGATTATAAAAATGGTAGTGAATCTGTAGAAGAATACCTTAGATCCAAATCAGTTAATGATTCTAAATTTAGATGGTATCCTTTTCCATTTGATGGAGACTTCTCAGCGTTAAAAAATTATCTTACTAAAAATTGTGTTGGAG